CTTTGACCAAACGGTAATATTTGTTGCCATCTCCAGTACCAAGACGGGCAGCAATACCGTTGCCGTCGTTAGTAGCGAAAGGATTAGCGACCATGCCGTAGCGAGTCTTGAATCCGATCTTAGGCTGGAAAGTCTGCTCACCGACCGCACGAACCATTTGTAATGGCACATATGGGCAGTAGAACAAACCAGCATCGAAGGAGCTAGTGCCCTTGTAGCCGATGGTGTAGTAGTTGTTAGAAGCGTCAGAGAAGTATGGATCAATATACACTTTGATGCGACCGTTCAGAACACCAGCAAAAGTGTTACCGGTATCGTCTACTTGGAGGTTATTGCTAAGAGCAGGAGTATAATCAAGAACACCAGCCATCTGAAGTGCAGAAGCAACGTCAGAAGAAGTGATCATAACATTACCCTTACCGCGACGAGTTGCTTTACCAATTTCGTTGGCATCGCGCTCGATTTGGAACATAAGACCTTTGAACTTCTCAACAGACCAACGACCGTTAGAGTCGGTGTCCAGATCGAAAGTACCAGGAGTAGTTACATTCTTAGTAGCACCAGCAACAGCAGAGTAGTTGATTGTACGAACTACTTCACGGTTGATTTCAGAAAGGATTTCTGAAGACAGGATGTTGCTCAACTCAGTCTCAGCGTCCAGACCGTGGATTGCTTTCAGGTCTTGAGCCAGTTCCATAGTGTACTCAGCTTTCAGAGCACGACTAACAGCAGTTACAGCAACTTTCTCAATGCTGAATGCCATTTCGTTGAAGTGATCGCCAGCAGCTCCGCCCATTGCTTCGGCTTGTGCAGTTGACATACCAGTATGAACGTTATAGCCACCACCAGTTGCGGAAGCAGAACGATCGCTTGGATCAGTACCAGTTTGAGCAGCGCCAGTAGTTGCGTTAGCAGCTAACTGAGATGCAGTGTTGGCAGGGTGGCTGCGTGAGAAAGAAGCATCAGCTTCATCAAACATAGCTTCTGTGCCAGCTTGGCCAGTGTAACGTGAACGCATAGCAAAGATCAGACCAGTTGGTCCAGTCATAGGCTGTACACCACAGATATCATAGGCGATAAGGTTAGGCATTGAACGTCGAACAAGGCTGATCAGTACTGGATCAAAATTGTCTACGCCGCCAGCTACGTTTGCAGGAGCAGCTTCACCCAACAGAGTTGGAGCGAAAGCGCCACCACTTTGAGCGCCTTGCTCACGTGCTGAACGTTCTTGGTTTTCTAACAGTGTAGCGACAGTTGAACGCTTGTGGGCATCGCTGATCTGTGGCAGATCGGCATGCTCTAAAACGGGTTGCCACTTCTTTTGTAGTTCGTCAGTTTGAAACATTTAGGTTCTCCTTTCTAAAGACCTTTTTACTTACAGTTTATTTATAATAATTACTTTTTAATGCTTTTTGAAATGGCATTCAAGTATGCCGCCATACCAGGATCAGTAGGCAACGCCTCTTCAGTCAACTCAAGAGGTTCGTCATCGATAATTACTTCTTCAGAAATAACTTCTTCTTTCGGAAAGTAATTCTCTTTGAGTGTATCCAGCTTAGAAGCAAAAGAAGCTTCATCTTCGAACTCAACGCCCTCAGACAAAGAACTCAACTTAACAGCTTGAGACTCGGTGATGTCTCCACAAGCGCCAGTCAGAATCGCAGCGCGCTTTGATTCGACCAATTCTTTGCGAAGTTCGATGTTTCTTTCCATCTCTTCATTAATTGAAGATTCGAGTTCTTCAACCTTAGACGCCAATTCGTCAACTAGGTCAACTTTCTCTTCTGGAATGTCAATGTAGTTTTCAGTAAACAAACTGCGCAGGCCAGACATAAAGTTCTCAACAATCTCAGAACGGATTCCTTGCTCTACTGCTAGCTCATTCTCTTTCATCCACTCTTCAGCAACATACTCAAGATAAGAGTCTACTTGCGTGGATAACTGCTCGACGATTTGTACTTTCTCAGATTCAAGTTCGGATTCAAAGTCAATAGTTACAGACTCCAAAACTTCATTGACTTTAGATACAACTGCAGCTTCAAAAATTGTAGTGGCTTTACCAACGAAGTCTTCAGAAAGATCTGCACTTCCAAACATAGCTTCTACGTCTTCAGCGATTGAAATATCTTCAGCGCTAATTTGGCGAATTTCTTTGATTGAATGTGTAGCTTCCTCAGCAACTTCTTCAGCTTCATACCCTTCAACTTTCATAGCGGCCATAACTGAACCGTATGACGCAGCCAGCTCTGTTTTAGACTTACCCTTTACAGCGTCCATCATAGCATTAATCATGCCAACTTTGGTCTTAGGCAAACTAGTTTGTGCCGGTGCTGATTTCTTAACTGTCGCAGCAACTTCAGCAGCGGCAGTTTCACCGTCAACTTCTTTTTCTGCTTTTTCTTCTTCGAGGGGCGCATCGATCATTACTTCTTCGACGGTATCCTCTAGCTTCTTCTCAGACATGAATTTCTCCTTATATTTGGTGTTAT